CGTAGAGCGCGGCCTTACCATTGAGAAAGTCATTTCGTCGGCCATACCGCTATCAGTACTGGAAAAAAATACGAGCCGTAAAGACGTTTTAATTGCGTTAGACAAGGCAGTCACCAGGTTGGCAGCAACCCTGAATCTTAATAACAACCTGAATGATTTTCAAATCAGAATCATTGTTGAAGATCTTTACGACAAGTATCCTGCCGAAACATTGGAAGATTTCATTTTGATGTTTAAGAAAGCGCGGCAGGGAGAATTCGGTACCATATACGTTCTACATTCAGCGGTTGTTTTTGAGTGGATGGACAAATATTTGAATGAAAAATACAAACACATCGAAGATAATTTGATGCGCGAAAAGGATGATCATTACAAAATTATCCTTCCTGAAAACATGAGCCGCGACCATTTAGACGAATGGGCTAAGGCTATATCGAACATCGGCAACAACGGCATGAGGCCGATCACGCCAGAAGAAATTGAAGATGAGGGACAGGAAACACCAAAAAGGCCGGTGCATAAATTCGATATGACGGAGGCGCAAATTAAAGTCAATGAAACATACCGATCGATTTTCATTGGTCAAGAAATAACAGTTCGCGAACGGCATCCGGAATGGTCAGAGGATAAAATACAAGAAAGGTTAAATGAGCTTCGCGAAGAAATTATAACCAAGCAGCAGAATGAAAGCCCACAATTAACGATCATGACAAAGAAGAAGAAAAATAAATTTGGCAAGAAACAATTTTAAAGGACACCCAACAACCACAGATATGAAGGAAATTCCGATTTTGTATTCTACCCCGATGATTCAGGCGAAGCTTGAGGGAAGGAAGACGCAGACGCGTAGGATTGTTAAACAGATAAAGAACTTTCAGTTAGGTGTAACCATGCAATGGGGTTATACTGCTTTCACACCGGAGCGGTATATTTCTATTCGTGGGATTCATGCCAATGGCGAGTATGGGGAGTCATTTGTTAAATGTCCATACGGGAAACCTGGCGATCTTCTTTGGGCGAGAGAAACGCTAATTCAAAATGGAGAATTAGGCTTAGAATATTTTGCAAATCACGAAACAATTGACGAATCTATTATCCCGAATGATTATGGTCCATATGGCGGCGAATACTCTTTCAGGAACATTCCAAATATCCACATGCCAAAATGGGCTGCGCGGATCTGGGATCGTGTTATCAGCATTCGTGTTGAACGCTTACAAAGTATAAGCGAAGAAGATGCTTTTGCAGAAGGCATAGACACTGAAATGGACGAAACATATTTAGCCGCTGAACATTATCAACTTGGAGGCTCTCCGGTACTCGGTGGTTGCCCTGCTGTATGTGCTTATGCAGCATTATGGGAACGAATAAATGGCCCCGGATCATGGGAAGCTAATCCGTGGGTATGGCGAATCGAGACTGAAAATTTAACCACCACCGGAAGACCAGATTTTAACCAACCAACGCAAGGAGTATGAGCCTAAAAGTATGTAAAGAGCAATGTGATCAATGCTTATTTTCAAAGAACCGAATTGTAAAACGATTCAAGGAAATAGTAACAGGTTGTCAAAATAAAGACACGCATTTCGAATGCCACAAAGGCACAATTAAAGGCGAAAATATTGTTTGCGCTGGATTCTATAATCGATTCACATCACAAATGATTCGAATCGCTGGCAGACTTGGAATGATCGAATTTGTTAACCCTCACCACTAAACAAACACCAGATGAGTGAAAACCAATTAAGCGTTGATATTCCCGACTTCATTTTACAATGCCCAATATCGGCAAACTGGGTTGATTACCGAGGTAAGCGAAAGTTTGCGATGCTAAATTACGATGAATCAATTAAACGCGGTAAGCCAATGGTTGACCTTTGTTACTGCGCAACTGCCGGATTGATTAATAATCGAGTTGAGAAAACAGTGCCATATCTAACGCGAAATTTTACTAAAGTTGACTAACCTTTAAACCAGAATGACAGACGAATACGACAAAGGATTCAAAGACGGGCTTCAGTTCGCCATCGAAAACTACGATCCTGAAACAGGGAAAATGAATAGTGACCTTCCTAAAGGATTTGTACATAGATTCGGTCATTACAATGCCGGTTTCGCGGAAGGATTGATCACAGGAAGAGGAAAAGTAATCGATAAAGCCTTTCCGAATCTAAAAGAGATATACTGGCGTGATGGTAAGTCTATAGTCACTTTCTTCGATCGTAAAAAAAAAGAGAATGACAGAATTAAATAAAATCGACACCTCAACAAAAGAAGGCCGTTTACTGATGGCAGCAATTGCGGTAATCACATCCGAAAGCCGTACAAGTAGTACACCTAATGAGGTTCTTACGCATATTATAGAGCTAAGTAAAAAGATGTATGACGACGATGGATGGAGCCTATACTAGAACGGTGTTGAGGAATGATACTATCGCGGTAGATGTTCAGGATGAGCGCAGCTAAGAACGGGTAAGGTGGCGCCCCGTCTCCTGAACTATTTTTTTAAATCGTAAACCAGAATGAGCAGAGAGATTTGTAATTACGAATGCTTTCGTCTATTTTAGGTATTCAAATTACCATTTTTATGGCCGAATCGAAGGAATTAACTGGCAAACAGAAAAAGTTTTGCGAAGAATACATTTTTGATTTCAACGCATCACGTGCCGCCAGGGTAGCCGGATACAGCGAAGGAACAGCGGCGGAAATAGGCTGTGAAAACTTAACTAAACCTAATATTCAGGCATATATCGAAGAACTTCAAGCTGACCTATCAAAAACATCCGGAATTTCGCGTTTAAAGGTACTCAGGGAGCTTGAAAAGATAGCCTTCAGTAGTATTGCCCACCTTCACGATACATGGATTACACGCAAAGAATTCGATAAACTGACCGAAGACCAAAAGTCATGTATAGCCGAGATTCAGACGCAAACCAGAATGGAAGTCAATCCGATAGAGGATGGCCCCCCAATACAGGTAGACTTTGTTAAAATAAAGCTTTACGATAAACTCAGATCACTTGAAGGCATCAATAAGATGCTGGGATTCGACGCCCCTAAAAAAGTTACTGTCAACACTACCGAGAAACAGGTGATGAAGATAGGAGGGCAGGAAATTGAGTTCTAAAGTAATTTTTGAACCATACCCGAAGCAGGAGGAATTCATAAACGCCGTTTTTTCTGGTAAATACTCATTTCTGTGCTACGGCGGCGCGATGGGCGGTGGAAAATCGTTCGTATGTTTGGCTACCCTGATTTTACTCGCAAAGGCTTATCCAGGATCTAAGTGGTGTGTTATCCGGGAGTCCCTGCCAACAATAAAGAAAACCACACTTGAAACGTTTAAAAAACTTGTCCCATCGCGGTTTATCAAGTCCTACAATCAATCCGAACAGGTTTACACATTTACCAATGACAGCCAGATATTTTTCATGGCTGAAGACTTCAAAAATGATAAGGATTTCGACAGGTTTAAAGGGTTGGAGGTAAACGGGTTCCTATTAGAACAGATTGAGGAACTTCAGGAATCACTTTTAGGTGTTTGTTTCATCCGCGCCGGGCGATGGTTACTACCTAAAATGCCTAAAAAGCCGCTTATTCTTGCGAATGTAAACCCTACCTTAGCTTGGCCTAAGAAGAAAGTATATGAGCGTTATCAGAAAAATGAACTTCCTCCGGATTGGTTCTATGAACCCGCTAAGATCAGCGACAACCCGGTTCTTTTCAACGATGAAAGCTACATGCACAACGTTACCGCTCACTTGGATGATGTCACTAAACGCCGTTTAATTGACGGCGACTGGACTGCCTTCGCAGTTGACAAGCCATACCTTTATAAATTCTCGCTTGATAAACACGTAAAACCACAGTATACACCTAACCGACATTTACCAATTATCGTCAGTTTTGACTTTAACGTCGAACCAATGACATCAATAATCGGGCAAAAGAACGATGAAATGGAAGGTCATATCTTCGATGAATTCAAAATAGGAACCGGATCGACTGAGGAAATGTGCGACCTGATCATAGCAAAATACCGCGATTGGTTGGGTAATTTACAAGTTACTGGTGACGCCACTGGCCGTAACCGGCAGGCAGTTACACAAGGTAATTTGAATCATTATCGCGTAATAAAGGATAAATTCAGGCTTTTAGATCGCGATTTGATAGTGCCAAAACAAAACCCGGCACATAAAGACTCGCGGGTACTGGGTAATTCCGTCCTACAACATGCGGATTTTTACATCACCGAAAGTTGCGCCAACACTATTTCAGATTGTGTCAATGCTCAGGTTGACGAGTTCGGGGAATTGATAAAAACAAAGGATCAAGGCAGGCATTTTTTTGATAATTACAGGTATATGTATCATGCATTTTACCCTGATTTCATTACTCGCCCTGAAAAATATCGGAGGTAGTAGGAATTTATCGAAGAAATGACGTCATTTACAAAATAGGGTAGCTTAATTGGTAAAGCAACTAGAGGTTTGATTTTTTGACTTACTTCTTTTAATCGAATGAAAGTTCGGTGCATCCAGCGTTCGAATCCTGGCCCTTTTTGCTTGATATGCCAGTAAAGAAAACGAAGCGATACACTATAAGATTGGAAATTAAAGCCCAGGAATGCGCAAAAGAAAAGGCAGCGAGAAAGAAAATGAGCTTTAATCAATACATCGAAACTTTAGTCTTGGAGGACTGCAAGAAATGAAAAATCGCGTACCACGAAAGAAGAAAAAGAAGGCTAAGAGAGTTAAGGCTGTTAATGATGCATTAACCATGACGAAGGCCGCGATTGTAACTATGCAGGGAGTGATTCAAATGGCAATGATTGCCTTTTAAAGACAACGCCCAATCACCCATTCGGTGGAATAGCTGAAAAGGGGATTGCGGCGGCACAAAATGCGATTGACACAGCACACGCGATCAGTGATGTAATGTCAGAAATAAAACCTTGGAGGAAATACGTGAAATGAAAAAGGTATTAATTTATTTTGTTATCCTTCTTCCGGCTATCATGCTGGCGGTCATTCTAAAACATTACAAAATAGATTTGGATTTATCCATAGGTTATGGCGCTGGCTATCTCACTGCATGTTTATTTTGTGATATAGATTATTCTAAATATAGAAGATGAGTATAATTCAGGTCATCGGCTGCGGACCCTCCGGAAAGGATTGGTTCAATACTCCTTCTGATCTTTCTATCGGTTGTAACGACTGCGCAAAGTGGGGTAAATACACTGACTGGCTTGTTGTAGTCAATCGTCACTTTACGCAGGAGCGCGAGAAGATCATTTTGGAGTCGAAACCTAAAAAGTTGATCACCCATCTACAACACTGGAAGAAACATTTCCCGAAAGCTGAAGTCATTCGTATGCAACAATTTGGGAAGCACTTAAAAAAAGGCCATGTATACAGTTCTAAAACATCGCCTTTCATCGCTGTGTCTTTGGCTTTCAACGCGGGCGCCAATGACATTATCCTACACGGCGTTGATTTGATAGATCACAAAGAAATAACCGGCAAGATTCTGAATTACGAACTTCGTCAATGGGAAAGATTTTGCAGATTGTTGGCAGATCAAGGAACCCAGGTTTGGGTAAGTTCGAAAGAGTCGGCGTTGAGTAAATTTTTGCCGATGTGGAGAGATATTGAACGAGCGCAAACCGGAACATTCTCATGAGCCATTGCCTTTTAACTGTAACACGTGGAGACAGACCACAACTTTTAGAGCACTGCAAAAGTCAGGCGAAGAACTTCACGGCCTCAATTGGAACGCACATAATCATTGATTACAAACCAAAGAGTTTTAAGCCTGATTTAACGGAGCGCGTGAAGGCTGGATACGATGAGGCGGTGAGACTTGGAATCGATTGGATGATGATAATGGAAGATGATGATTTTTATGATAAAAACTATCTTCACAGAGTGCTTTTGAAATGTGACACTTCTGATTTTATCGGCTGCGAGCATTCTATATATTTCAATTTGAAAAATAGAACATGGGACAAACTTATTCATAAAGGAAGGTCTAGCCTTTATACGACCGCCTTTCGAGTATCAGCAATGAAAAACTTTGCATGGCATCGGGCGCATGATGTTTTTCTCGATCAGAATATATGGAACTATGCAAAGCGATTCCGTCGTACGTTCATTGATGCAGGAGCAATAGGGATAAAACACGGAATTGGGTTAACAGGAGGCAAGGGGCATACGACAATTTTTAAAAACCGTGATCCAGAATTGATGTGGCTTGAGAATAACATGAGCAAAGAAAGTTTCGAGTTCTATAAATCGCTTGAGTTATGAAGAAATAACCGCCTAAATATGCTATTCGTTGTTGGTCTTGTCGGACTCACAGTGCAATTGCTGGGTAACCTTTAAAACACTATATATTTAGGTGTATTAATTGTGGTAGTGAAAAGCAATTGAAAGACTGACAGCGTGGAAAGACAGCCCTTTTTTAAATTTAATACAAAAAAAACATGAAAAATATTACACTAATTTTATTGATAATTATTGTTTACCAAAGCCAAGCAAATACAGTAAAATTACCTACCACAACATGGGTGTTATTTAGCATAGCAATGGTATTAAATATAGCTGTTAGCTTAATTAAGTTAATCCGGAGACACAGAAATAGAAACGAACCCTACTAATGAGAATTGAAGCATACCTTTTGTGTTGGAATGAAATCGATATTATGCCACTTGTAGTAAAACACTATCAGAAGTTTTGCGACAAGATTACGATATTCGATAATCACTCCACTGATGGTAGCGCCGAACTCGCTGTTAAATTAGGATGTGAAGTTATTCCTTTCGGGAATAAGTATTTCGACGATCATGAAAATATGACCCTGAAAAACTCATGCTGGAAGGGATCGAAAGCCGACTTGGTTATTGTTGCTGATTTTGATGAATTATTATCGGCCCCGGACCTTCATAATGAATGGGCTTTTAAGTACTTTCTTTCACTTTACAAAGACAGCACAACAATATGGAAAACTACAGGCTGGCAAATCATGAATGAAGAAATGCCGGTGAATGATCTGTTAGAAATAACAAACGGTTATGAATTTCCAAACTATGCGAAGGCTATTGTCTTTAATCCGCAGGCGCTCACTGAAATCAATTACAACCCGGGTGCGCATCTTTGTAATCCAGTTGGTTATGTTGTTTGGTCGGAAGAGCCTCTTTATGTCCTCCACTACAAACACATTGGAGGCGTCGAAAGAACGATTAAACGCTACAAGGAATACCAAAAGAGAATGAGTCCCTATAATCGTAAACACGGCCATGGGCGTCATTATGCGCAGAACGAAAGGCAACTTCGCAGAGAATGGGCAGAGCGGATGGCTAAATCAAAACCACTAATATGACACATGAATCTTTAAACAAAGGAATTGAAATTCAAGACGCATTATCCGCACTACGGAATGAGTTAACCTATCTTGAAAACGAAAAGAGGCCGGTACTTTCGTTTTGCACTAATTCGTGTGATAAGGAAACATATCCATTACTATTATACATAGAAAAGCAAGCTAAAAAGTTTTTGAGAGATCTTGTTCAGAAAAAAATTGCCCAACTTGAAAAGGAATTCAAAGCCTTATGATTTCACTCTGCATCACAACATATCGCCGCGATTCACTTGTTTGGGAAGCTATCCAACAGGTGGTAAACGATGAGCGCGTAAGTGAAATTATTATTTGCGATGATTGTTCAGGAACGCTATACACCGACTCTATAAATGAATTTGCGAAACTGTATCCGAAGATAAAACTGATCAGGAATAACAAAAATGTTGGCTGCTACAAGAATAAGGCACGCGCCGTCAGCTATGCCTCTAACGAGTGGGTTTATTTATTGGACTCTGACAACATCGTAACGCCGGACGCGCTGGACACTCTATTCGCTTATAATGTTGAGCGCGGATGGAAAAGGAATACAATTGTAGCCCCAGATTTTGCGTGGCCTATATTCGACTACAGACATTTTTCAGACATAACTTTCACTAAAGAGAACGTGAGTAAGTTCGTGGATCATAAACGTTTCGACTGTCTGATTAACACCGCGAATTACTTCTTTCATCGCGACGAATATTTATTGAACCATGATCCAAATATAGAGCCATGGACAGCAGACACGATTTACACGAACTACAATTGGTTGAAGCGTGGCAACAAAATACACGTTCTTAAAGGGCTGCAATACTTCCACCGTGTTGACGATTTCAAGGGCCAGGAGGGAAGCCATTATGTAACGCACAACCGGAAGACAAACGGGCTTGCAAAGAAAATTGAGCAACAACTAAAGCAACTGCGATGAATAATGTTTGGAGAGATATTCCGGGATATGAGGGCTTATACCAGGCGTCAAATGATGGTCATGTAAAAGCTCTTGAGAG